TCGCGTACAACGGTCTCTCGTTCGACTTCCCGATTTTGAACAAGGTCTGGGGGACGAAGATTGGCCCGAAGAAGGCTTACGATCCTCTGGTGGTAAGTCGCTTGATCGAACCAACAAGAGAAAAAGGGCACAGTCTAGCAAGTTGGGGAGAGACCTTAAAACTAGCGAAGATTGAGTACGAACGTGTATGGGAATGGCTACAAGGCCGTAGACAGGAATACAAAGGAGAATGTTATGACAATCCTCACATGGCTCTGCTTGAGCATTATTGTAAGCGGGACGTTGATGTGCTGGTTAAAGTTTTCCACCGCTTAGAAAAAGAACTAGGGCCTTTCTATTGCAAATACAATAAAGACTTGTTTCCTCTTCAAAAAGATGAGTTAAACAAAGAATGTGTAGCTTTGGAACACCAAGTAGCAGCTATCATCAATAAGCAAGAGAAGAATGGGTTCAAGTTAGACACCATTCACGCTACTTGTCTATTGGCTGAGCTTAAAGGCAAGATGAGCGCCATCAATGACAGGATACAGGAAGAGTATCCTCCATACGAAGTGGAACGTATAAGTGCTAAAACAGGTAAGCTTTTGAAACCTGAGACTATCACTTTTAACCCTGCCTCTAGACAGCAGATAGCTGAAAAGCTTATCGCTCTAGGGTGGAAGCCTAAGAAGTTCACTGAGCCTACAGCTAGTCACCCTGAAGGACAAGCTATCGTAGATGAAAGTACCTTAGCAGGTTTGAAGTGGCCTCTAGCCCAGTTCGTAGCTGAGTACATGATGCTAGGTAAGCGTATCGCTCAGATTGAGTCATGGCTCGAAGTCGTAGCAGAGGATGGTAGAGTGCATGGACGTGTGATTACTAACGGAGCTGTAACAGGCCGTATGACTCACATGAAGCCTAACATGGCACAGATCCCTAACTCAGGCTCACCCTATGGCCCTGAGTGCAGACAGTGCTGGACAGTAGATGAAGGTAACGTCCTAGTAGGATGTGATGCAAGTGGTTTAGAGCTTCGTATGTTGGCTCATTACATGATGGATGAAACTTATGTCAAGACAGTCACCGAGGGAAGCTCTAAGGACGGCACGGATGTCCACACGGTTAATCAAAAAGCAGCCGGACTACAAACACGTGACCAAGCGAAGACGTTCATCTATGCCTTTCTCTACGGGGCAGGGCCAGCGAAGATTGGCTCGATTGTCGGTGGTAGTAGTGCCGCTGGACAAAAGCTCATCACTGCCTTTCTTAAAGGGACTCCCGCGCTCCAGCGTCTACGTGATAAAGTATCCGTATATGCGGGCAAGGGCTATGTACCCGGGCTTGATGGTCGTAAGATATGGGTTCGTAGTGAACATGCGGCACTCAATAGCTTACTACAGGGCGCTGGCGCGATTGTCATGAAGAAAGCTTTGTGTATCTTAAATGATACAATCAATCGCAACAAATGGGATGCTAGATTTGTGGCAAATGTGCACGATGAATTTCAGATAGAATGTAAAGCAGACATCGCTGACTTGGTAGGCCAAGCAGGTAAGCAAGCCATCATTGATGCAGGGTTGTCGTATAATCTACGCTGTCCTCTCGATGGGGAATACAAAGTAGGCCGTAACTGGCGTGAGACTCATTAACCAAAAGGAAAGTAACATGAACATTAAACTCGAACAAAACGAAGTACAATTTATCCTTCAAGTGCTCGAAGAGCTGTTAACTAAGACAGGCGTTTTCGTGCTCTTGAAGAATATCGAAGAGCAAGTAATTGCTCAACAACCAACCACGCAAGTGGAAACCTCTGAGGCTAAAGCTGTAACAGCGTCGGCCTAACTAAGTAATAGGAAACTAGATCATGTCAGATTTGAAACCAGTGAAAATTAGCGGTGAATTGTTTTGGACTAAGTGGATGGCTGAGTTCAACAAAGCCTTTAACAACGACAACGACAAGTATGAGTGCACTATCGGTAACATCTCCGATGACGATGCAGCTAAGCTCACAGGCTTAGGCATCAAAGTCAAGCACAAGGATGCTATGGGTAACTTCATTGTCGCTAAGAGCAAGTACTTGTTCAAGCCTACAGGTGAAGACTTGAAAGAAGTCCCTGTTGACTTGTTGGGTAACGGTTCTAAGTGCACTGCTATCGTAGGTTCGTACACACACCGTATGTCAGCTAAGCACGGTAATGCACCTTCTCTGAAGGCAGTGACAGTCACTGAAGTCAAGACTTACGTGCCTGAGACAGCTACAGCGGACGATGACGCCCTCTAACGAGCGTCCTAAGTTAGCTATCATCGACGCCGACATTATCTGTTACCGAGTAGGTTTCGCTAGTGAAGATGTCGATGAGGCTATCTGTTTAGGCCGAGTGACTCGTTTGATTCATGAGATTGTTTTTGATAACCTACAATGTGATGACTACAAAGCTTACATTACAGGCAAGACAAACTTCAGGAATGAGATAGCAGTCACAGAGCCTTACAAAGGGAATCGTAAGGATGCTAAGAAGCCAGTGCATTACACAGCTATCAGACACCATCTACAACGCTTAGGCGCTGAATTGGTAGAAGGTCAGGAAGCAGATGATGCAGTGGCTATCGAGGCTACTAAGACAGGTGGGTGGATTGTCTCCATTGACAAAGACCTAGATCAAGTTGCAGGTTGGCATTACAACTTCGTGAAGCATGAGGAATACTACGTTACTGAGGAACAAGGTCTTCGTAACTTATTCACACAGGTGCTCACAGGGGATCGTATTGACAACATCATCGGCTTGAAAGGTATTGGCCCTAAGAAGGCAGAGAAGCTTCTACAGGATTGTAAAACTGAAAGGGAATACTATGATGCTTGTCTCAAAGCTTACGATGGTAATCAACTTCGTGTCGACGAAAACTTAAACCTTCTATGGCTCCGAAGAACACCAGGCCAAACGTGCCCAGTTCTTTCTTCCTCGTTGGGTGTCAGTGGACAGTAAAGTTTACTGATGACTTGACTGAGTACGGTAAGTGTGACTGCACAACATTCACTATCTACCTTCGCTCAGGGATGAATAAGAACTTCACTGAACAAACATTCTTTCATGAGTTAGTTCACGCTGTTATGTTTGCAATGGGACATACGAGCCATGATGAAGTGTTTGTAGATTCTTTTGGTGCTTTGTTGCATCAATATGAGAGGACTAAAGTAAATGGCAACACGTAAGGCAGTCAGCTCAAAAAGAGCACACGCGCTCAAGAACGGTTATCGCTCAGGTCTTGAAGAAGATGTGTGCAAACAGCTTGAAGAAATGGGTGTTTCTTATGAATACGAGAAAATGAAAATTAAGTACATTAAACCAGCTAGTGAACACCAGTACACGCCGGATATTGTGCTTGATAACGGGATCATCGTAGAGACTAAAGGTAGATTCTTGGTCGCAGATCGTAAGAAGCATTTGCTCATCAAGAGACAGCATCCTGAGCTTGACATCCGTTTAGTGTTCTCGAACAGTAAACAGAAGTTAACTAAGGGCTCATACACAACGTATGCTCAATGGTGTGAGAAAAACGGCTTCTTGTATTCCGATAAAACTATTCCAGAACATTGGCTCAATGAGAAAAGAAAGAAGGTATCAGATGGAACTAGAGCTGTTTAAAGAAAATGAAGATGGTAGTGCTGACTACACTCTCAATATCTCTGCTGAAGAGACTCGTCAGATTGTACGTTTTGGCTTGATTGAAATGCTCAAACGAGTAATTGAAGAGGGGAAGAAGTATGACCCTGAATGAGTACCAAGAACAAGCTTACAGCTTTGCTAAACCCTCAGCTACTAGTGTTCATTACATGCTGTTAGGGATGCAGGGTGAGGTAGGTGAGCTTAGCAGCCTCTACGCTAAATGGTATCGTGATGAGGACACTGATCTTGACATTAAGAATGTGAAGAAAGAGATTGGTGATATTCTTTGGTTTGTAAGTGGGATGTGCAGCATCTACGCTTTTGATCTTGAAGAGATTGCTCAGATGAACATTGACAAGCTTGCTTCACGTAAAGAACGTAATGTCATTGGAGGGTCTGGAGATGATCGGTAAGCAGTATTATTCGTTCAATCTCTTGACACAATACTTTCAACAGATTAACAAACAATCTAAAATAAAGGAAGAGACAATGTTTAAAGACACGCTAGACTATTGGAAAGAGAAGTTCTCTCTATTGTGGACAAAACCTGTATCGTTTGTCGATAATGAAAAGCAAGAGGCTGTGGAACAAGAGGGACAGGACTATTGGTGTTTCGAGATGCGCACACACGCTTGGGAAAACTTTGAAGGTGAAGTAGTTCCCACTATGCATGACTTCATTGTGGATAACAGTGAACGTAGTTGGGGGCATACTCTTGATCAGATCTTAGACGTGATGGGTAAACATTATGGGTACAACATCAAAGAGCAGGTGTACTACTCAGTTAAGTTCCCTACCAACGAGATTGACAAAGATACTGGCTTTCCCTACGAAGGCTATGGGCGCAGTTTAAATGATGATCGTTTGCAGCTATTATTGCTTGCTCATCCTGAACTGTATGAGGCCGGTGAAGCAGAATGAGGATCTTAGTAATTCCCGATACACAGGTACGTGAAAATGTTCCTTTAAAGCACCTTGAGTGGGCTGGCAAAGCTATCTGTGACTACAGACCTGACGTTGTAGTTCACATTGGAGACCATGCTGACATGCCTAGCCTGTCTACCCACGACAAAGCAGGCAGTAAGTACTTTGAAGGTCTTCGTTACCAGAATGACATCAACGTAGCTCAATACGGCATGGGGCTCTTGCTTAAGCCTCTTCGTGATCTACAGAAGGCTCAGAAGGAAAGCAAGCATAAGGTCTACAAGCCGCGCATGGTACTGACTCTAGGCAACCATGAGAACCGTATCAACCGAGCTATTAACAATAACCCTATGCTTGAGGGTTTAATCTCCACAAAGGATCTTGGATATGAACGTGATTGGGAGGTACACGATTTTCTCCATCCTGTTTTTATTGGAGGGGTTGGTTTTAGTCATTATTGGCCTGTGGGGGCTATGGGTCGTCCTGCTGCAACGCCCGCTGCGATCATTAGTAAACTTCATCAATCGTGTGTGGCAGGCCACCAACAAGGCAAAGCTATTGCGTACGGTAAACGTGCTGATGGTAAGTCTGTGTGTGCTATTATTGCTGGATCTTATTATCTTCACGATGAAGGGTACATGGATCAGCTCAGTAATAGGCACTGGCGTGGCTTGGTTGTCTTAAACGATGTACAAGATGGGCACTTCGATGAGATGCTACTGTCTATTGAGTATTTAGAACGAAAGTATTCAAACAATGAAAACAACAGTTAAAGAGATCGAGGAATACATGTCTGGATTGAATGCCACTAACGCCAATGCTAAACAAGTAAGCGGAAAGCATTACAAGGATAAAGAAATTCAGCCTTGGGACTATATTTACGCAAATAACCTTGGCTATTTTGAAGGAAACTGTGTAAAATACGTGTCCCGTTGGAGAGAGAAGGGCGGTATCGCTGACCTCCAAAAGGCAATCCACTACCTTGAAAAACTAATTGAACTAGAGAACAACAAACAATGAACAATACAACCATGACCCCCTACCAGACTTACATTGCTAAGTCACGATATAGCCGTTACTTGGACGACAAAGGTCGCCGTGAGCACTGGAGTGAGACTACAGCTCGTTACTTTGACTTCATGGAGAAGCAGCTTAAAGAGAACAACAACTACACCTTGACACCTGAGATGCGTGAGCGTCTTGAGAAGGCTGTTATCAACTTGGACGTGATGCCTTCCATGCGAAGTATCATGACCTCAGGTGACGCCCTTGAGCGTCAAAACGTAGCAGGCTATAACTGTTCGTACATGCCCATTGACGACCCTAAGGCCTTTGATGAAGCTATGTACATTCTCCTGTGTGGTACAGGTGTTGGTTTTAGTGTGGAGCAAAAATATGTCAACCGTCTTCCAGAAATCCCAGAGAAAATCTACGAAAGTAACACAACCATCTCGGTTAAGGACTCGAAGGAGGGATGGGCAAAGGCATTGCGTCAACTTATCGCGCTACTCTACTCTGGTGAAGCGCCTAAGTGGGACGTCTCCAATGTTCGCCCTCAAGGGGCTCGACTCAAGACTTTTGGAGGACGTGCGTCCGGGCCGGGCCCTCTTGTTGAACTCTTCCAATACACTACCAATAAGTTTAAAGCAGCCCAAGGACGAAAACTCCATTCTATTGAGTGTCATGACCTACTTTGCAAGATTGGTGAAGTAGTTGTTGTCGGTGGAGTTCGTCGATCAGCGATGATCTCCTTGTCTGACTTGGGTGATGATCGCATGGCTCACGCTAAGGCGGGCGCTTGGTGGGACGGTAACGGTCAACGAGCCTTGGCTAATAACTCAGCAGTGTATGATGTCAAGCCTGAAGTAGGCCAGTTTATGCGCGAATGGAGCAACATTTATGAGAGTCACTCAGGTGAGCGTGGCATTTTTAACCGATACGCTTCGGAGATTCAAGCGGCTAAGAATGGTCGTCGTGTACTCAATAAAGAATGGGGCACTAACCCTTGTTCTGAAATTATTCTCCGCCCTTACCAGTTCTGCAACCTCAGCTCAGTTATTGTTCGTGCGGGGGATACATTGGAGTCTCTTAAAGAAAAAGTCGCTATTGCGACAATCTTGGGAACCTTCCAATCGACCTTGACCAACTTCCCGTATCTTCGTAAGGTGTGGCAGACAAACACTGAAGAAGAGCGTTTGTTGGGTGTGTCAATGACAGGTATCTTGGACAACACACTGCTTAACAATGCCTACGACAAGGAATTGCCTGCACGTCTTGAGGAACTGAAGAATGTTGCTGTCGATACTAATAAGCACCTTGCTGCTGAACTTGGCATCAATGCTTCTGCTGCAATCACCTGCGTCAAACCAGAAGGCACGGTTAGCCAGCTTACTGGTACTGCTAGCGGTATTCATCCTCAACACAGTGCTTATTTCATTCGCCGTGTACGCTCTGACGCCAAAGATCCAATCACTGCTTTCTTGAAAGAAGCTGGTTTCCCTTGGGAGCCTTGTGTCATGAAGCCTGAGTCAACAACTATCTTCTCGTTCCCAATGAAGACACCAGAGGGTGCTCGCCTACGTGAAGACTTGTCAGCTATTGAACACTTGGACTTGTGGTTGACATTCCAACGTCACTGGACGGAACATAAACCGTCTGTTACAATCTCTGTCAACGAGAATGAGTGGCCTAAAGTTGGAGCTTGGACGTGGGAGAACTTTGATGAGATTACTGGAGTTTCGTATCTGCCTATGGATGGCGGTACGTATCGACAGGCTCCCTATGAGTCTATCGACGAAGCAACGTATGATTCGTTACTTGTGGCGATGCCTAAATCAATTGATTGGGAAACCATGCGAGAAGTCACCGACAACGTAGAAGGTGCTCAGATGCTTTCTTGTACGGCTGCTGGCGGCTGCGAGATCTAATGGAACAGGAAGTATCACACTATGAGCAAGCAAGGCGTGACTTCATGGAGCAATTTGAACTGAAATCAGATAAGCCCGGCTTTCATGGTCCTATGGTTCATAAAGTGACAGGTGAAAGTTACCAAGGCATGTCAGCCCGTCTTGAGTATGAGTACAGTCAGAAACATAAAGGAAATAAGAAAGCATGAAGCTCGTATACACAAAAGACAACTGTCCAGCGTGTGTGCAACTGAAGACGAAGTTAGCCTCGGAAGGGGTTGACTTTGTTGAGGTTCACTTAGATTTGGATATGACCATTGAAGCCTTTAAGGAGAAATTCCCTACTGTGCGTTCAGTTCCTCACGTAGTAGATGCTAAGGATGAAACATGGTAAGCAACCAGCAAAATAATTACTTTCAGAACCAACTCAATCGTGACTTACAAGAACGTTGTAAAGAGCTTGAAAGTATTGCCCGTACAATCCGTAAAGAACAACGTCTTTTAGAAGAGTATCTTGGAGTATCGTTAACAACTGAAAAGGTATATAAAAAGAAGGAGGTCAAGGATGAGTGAAATTCAACATGGTAAAATGACTATTGAAGTCGATGTTGCATTCTTAAAGAGAGACATGAATATTCTGCTTCCTAATATGGTGGCTCTTTTGGATGTATTTCTTAAAAAGGAAGGTTGTAACGGATATGCTCTTTATGCCCGTCCTAAAATAACCTTAGAAGGTGTATCTGAATGATTATTGATTTTAACTGGTCAGGAGGTCTTGTACTAGGTCTTGTCCACACGGATGAAGCTATTATCGAGACTGGTGACGACACCTATCAGTTCTGTAACGCTATTATTATCTCTCTAGGTTTCTTCTGTGTGTCGTTGCTCATGACTGATGATAGCGACGATGATAGCGAAGGTGGAGCACCTATTCCTAAACCGCAACCATAAAAATAAAAGGCCTCTAATGTACTGTTAATGGTACATTAGAGGCCTTATTGACTCATATATGACCTGCTATGAGTTAGTATATTGTTCTTTAGTCAAGATACCTGCTTTGTATTTGTTATCAGGCTTGAAGATAGTAAGCTCTTGTTGCCTCATCTCAGGTGCAAAGCTAATGTGCATCCAGCTACCAAACTCATGGATCATCTGGTCAAACTTGATACCTGCCTTCTTAACTTCCTGACAAAGCTGGTAAGGTGTCATCTTTGTGGATGAGACATCAATGGCCCAACCATCCATGTGAGAAGACACTTTAGAGCCTCCTACAGCAACGTTAACAGCGGGTAGACGTAACCAAGAGTTAATACGCAGGGGGCCTGTAATAGCTCGTAGTTGCTCTAGCTTTGATGCTGCTGTCTTCATGTTCTCTAGCTGAAGAGTAGAGGGTTGATTGTCAATGCCCATACGAATAGCTGTATCGCTATGTGTTGCTTCGTCAAGGGTAAAATGTTCGCTCAAGTTCATGCTATTTTCCTTTCAATGCTTGGGTTTTATCTTTACTTCCTTGGCTTGAACCAAAAAAGTAACTCAATACTTGACCTGCTGCGCTAGTGATAAAGCCTAGTGCGTAGATGATAATGTTCTCTTGGCTGTCTGGAATGTTGATAAACAACAGGACACCGATCAATAGAAAACAAAGGCCAACAGTACCTAGAGCAAGAATAGGTACAACAAGCTTTTCCATCACATGTGCTTCAGAGCTAGTTGCAATTGCCAAGTTCGCAGCACGCGCAGAATCACGGTCAGCAGCGTCTAGCTTAGCGTACTCTAACTCTAACTCTTGAAGCTTCTGTGCAGCAGCAGGGTCTCCAGCGATAGCTTTAGCGACAGCTTCTACGCTATCTGAGACACCGAACTTAGAAGCCAATGCAGACACAGCAGCCCCACCTAAGGGGCCAGCAACCATAGTAGCTAAGCTAGGTGCTACACCTTTTAAAAGATTTAGTAAGTCATTCATATTTATTTCCTATAACACATTGCTACAGCATCCTTGACGATCATGTAAAGATAGATCTCAAGCGGTAATATCAGACAGAAAAGCAGTGTAAGAATTATGGTGAGTATGATGAACCCTTCATTACTGCTAGTAGAATTAACCATGTCTCCCCTATTATCAGGAGGGCTGTAACGACCCAAATTACTCTGCTTTGAGCTTGATGAAGAAGGTGCTCTCGTCGCCATTGTTCTTCCCTTGTTTTCTTAACTCTAGCTATTCGAGCTAACTCTTGTTGTTCCTGTATAACCCCTACTCTATTGACTACCTTTGTGTATAGGTCTCCTAACTCCTTTGGAGAGTTATAAACCATAGTCTCTCGAATCTGCTTTTGTAGCTCTTGAGCTTGAGACATAGCAAACTCAATATCCAAAGCTGACTCTAAGGTGTTGTTGTCTACATTCAATGACTTTTCTTTGGCTTCAGCAACTTTATTCTGTAGCTCTTCAAGACATTTAAAGAAGATCTTTAAGTTCTTAATAAGGTCTGCTGTTATAGAAGCTTCGTCATGCTGCTCCTCTATTATTCTCTTCTTAACCTTTTTAGCTGGCGTTGTTTCCTGCACAGTAGGCGCAGTTGGCGCACTTGACGGAAACAGTCCAGAGGAAGTCAGTTTAGATTTCAGGAAAGCCCAGATACCTGTACCGACATCTGAGACCTCTACAGCTATGCCCTTAACTTCATCAAAGGTAGCCTTAGCTTTAAGGACTGTACCCTTGTATTCCTTGTAGAGTTCACAGCCTTGTTGAATCGCAGCTACGGCGGCATTCGCAGCAGCTAGGATTGTTAAAGGCATTATTGTCCTTGTTGTTGCCTACGTGCTTGCTCATCAAGAAGCATTTGTAAATCGTCAGGAGCTTGCTGAGGCTCTTCATTAGGAGCCATTGTTGGTTGATCAGCAGATCCAATACGAGGCCCCGTACGAGCAGTTGCACTTACACCAAATTTACCTAAAGCCTCTAAAGGTGTTTGGTCTACCTGCATCAAGTCAATCAATGCTTGAGATGAGCGTGGAGACAACGAAGCAGATTTCAAGAAGTTTTTACCTGAATCAGTCAATAACACCTTCATCAACTGCTCTTCCGACAGGCCGTTGTTTGTCATGTTATTCAAAGTATCCATTGTCAATTGACCAAGCTTAGCTGCTCCGTAGTCAATTCCACCACCTAAAGCAGCAGACGTTTCTCGCACTTGTGTGGAACTAAACATCTGTTCTGGGGCTTGTTGAGCAACAGACATCTTACGAGTAAATAATTCAGCATCTTTCATTCGTTGACCAAACTCTGTTGCATCAGTCCCCAAAGCGGTCACTAAAGCATCTTGAGCGCCGGGAACTTTAGCTAAATTTCTCCAATTCTGAGCCAGTGTAGACAAGTCAACAGTCTCAACACCAAGATTGTTAGGCTTCTTAGCTTGGTTCACAAAATCAGTAAAGACCTGTTTATCCAAAACAGCCAAAGCGGCTTGATCTGTTGTACCTACCCATTCACGCATAGTTCCACGCTGAGCAGGGGTTAACTTCAAATACTCTGCTTTTAGGTCTTCAGGGGAAATGGAAGCTAAACTTTTATTCTGTAAGTAAGCTGGTAAACCTTGTGCAATAGCTTCGTTGTAAGCTGTACTGGCTTTAGATACACGGTCACGGGCTGTATTGAGGAGATTCAAAGCAGCTTTGTCCGAGCCTGTGGAAGTTTTCAAAGCGTTTGCAACATCGTCTTTCATGCCCCCAAAAATAGCACTTGAGATAATACGCTCATCGCTTATAGACAAGTCTTTAATTAAGTTGTCACCAGCGGAAGCCTTCTTACCAAACTCAGACAACAAACCCTGTACTTCTTCAACTGTAAGCTTTTGTGGCGCATTTTGGTAATTAATAGTTTTACCCGCGCTTGCTTGGTTTGTACCCATAGTCGCAGGAGTACCTGCAAAAGACCTGCCGGGCTCACCTGAGAATGGCACTTCTTCTCGTACAGTTCTCATGCCTGTAGGTGTACCTAAAGCATCAAAAGTAAGGACTTGGCGTTCTACAATACGTACACCACCGGGCTGAGAGGGGACTGAGAATCCTTGAGTGCCTTCACGCACAACAAAGCTGCTAGAAGGTTGAGCGCCGTAGACAGCAGACTGCGTAGGTTGCAAGCGTTCACGAATGTCGTTAAGAACTTGAACAGCGCGTTGAGCATTAGGTGTCGCCTGCT